CGAAGTGTTTTTTAGCAAGAGCTATGGATTATGTGTGCTTTTTCAAATAAATATTTTAGATTAAATTACGACCGCCGTTGTTCGACCTAGAGTTAGACACAGCATTGTTACCATTCCAATACCACAACCCAGCCTTAGAACCGTTATCCCAATTCCCACCAACGTGCAAGTGGCAGAGGCGTTGCACACACTACCCAAACTTTATTTAATAAAGTCAAATTATAATATCAAGGGGGAAGTTTCCCCCTTAATTATCCCTCTCTAAAGAGGCTTATAACAAAGACGACCGCCGTAGTCCGACCAAGAGAGAGACACAGCAGTGTAACCAGCCCAAGCCCACAACCCAGCCCTAGAACCGTCACCCCAAGCCCCACCAACGTGCAAGATAACTCCGCCGTCAGCATACCAGGAATAATCACAGTAATGTGTAGAGGCTGAACCTCCAAGCTCTGATATGTAGCCTATAAGAGGGTTTTTATCAAAATACTCAATGCTTTTAATATGCCCCTCTGAAGTTGTTGGTCTATTACCCATATAAGAATATGGCATTGTTGTTTTAGCTCCGTCGTAGCTATTAGGGTCAGTACAAATATAGACTTTTTCAAGATTAAATGAGATTCCGTCAACAAAAGTCCAAGTGTTACCCCAAAGGTTTTCAATTCCCCTATATTTACAAGCATAAGTGCCTGTTGAGTTACTTGTTGGAGAGCCGCTAGGTGTTTTTACGTCATCAGTATGACCTGTGGTTAAGGCTGCAGTATTTCCTGAATCAGTAAAGCCTTTCATAATTGATTGAGAATTTGTGGTAGCAAATTCAATCAAAAACAACTCTTTTAAAATCATATCTATCAAAAAGTCATATTGTTGATACCCTGCACCATTAGCTTTACAAGCAGTCCTCAAGTTGTTAATAGTTATATTTACAAGAACGGTTTGTCCTGTTTTTGAGTAAGCTCTTGTTGAAGAGCCACTAGCCTCATATTTACCAACGTCAATATAATCAATCTCGTTGCCTTTACCGTCAATAAATAAAGTTGAGAAACCACTATATCTAGTTCCTGAGATTTGGTGTTTATATGTGCCGTCAGAATTTTTGGTGATTTTAGCATAAAACTTTGGTATTCTAATAAACACGTTTCCTGCTGAGTCAACAACTTCTTGCATTTCACACCAGGGGAATAGTTTATCAAAATCACTCTTAATTTCTGATTGTCCCACGCTGTAAGATAAGCCAACGGCGTCATCAGTTCTTGTAAGAGAAACACTTGAGCCGCCTACGTTATCTACACCGTAAACTTTACCTTTTTCAAATAACATAAGTTATCCTCCTAAAATTTTATTTAACCCCCAAGGGCTTTTAATCTTCTATCTATTTCGCCGCCCTTTGTACAACTGCTTGCTTGAGTAGCTTTTTCTGCCTGATAGCAAAAAGCTGCATAAACCACGTCCTCAATATTAAACGTTGGCAAAGGTGCACCGTTTTCATAGATAATAGTACCTCCGCTTTGAACCATACCTCTCAACTCGTCAATTTCACTACTATGTTGATTTAACAATGACTCTTTTGCTGTTGTAAAACTAGCTGTAGTATTGTCAAGAATAGTCTTATTGCTATGACTGTGTTTTTTATTTACAGCGTCAGCAAGGTTTTCTTCTGACTGAGAGTATGTATCAAGTAATGATTTATTGCTATGAGAGTGTCTAGCAGAAGTGTTTTGGTCTATCTTTTGTTTATAAGTGTCAGAAATTTTAAATTTCATTTTATTGTCAGAAGAATCAATATATAAACTAATTGTTGTATTATCTCCTGTATATTCATCAATTAAATCTCCGACAGGTATTTCAATGGTGTTATTATTTTCTAATACAAGCATAATTTTTTGTGTAGAAGAATTGTAATAACCATTTTTAACTAAAAATTCTAAAGGCAAATCTATTGTCATTGTTGAATTGTCTGTCTTTGTAATAGTTAAAACCCCTGTAGTAGAATTTAGCTCTATCTTTTTTATAGACGCCTCAACCTTTGTTGACATATTATCAAGAGAGTCTTTTAGAATTTTGGCTTGTTTTGCAGAAACAGGCTTATTTGTAGCTGTGCTTGTTAAATTGTCAACTATGTCTGAAACATTAACTTTTCCATTAAGATATGTGCAAACGTCATCAATAAAAGCCTTAAGAGTTTTATTAGTGCGTGTGTTTGCAGTATCAGAAGTTAAACCAACACAATTAACCATTATTTTGGCAGCTAAATTGCAATTAAAAATATCATCAATTAAGTCAGATAGTTTTTTGCTTTGATTTGTATCATAACTTGCAGGAAGACCTATTTTACTTGCACCTGTATTCCCTAATAAAGTATTTTTATATGTAGTCAGTGCAGTGTTTGCACCTGAAATACTTGCTGCAATTCCATTAAGAATTGTTTGTAAAGATTTAAGTTCTTGACCTGACGCAGATTCATAAGCTGTCATATAATTAGCAAGTTTGCCATTAGTAAAAGCTACAATTATATCCTGAAGACTATATTCAAAATCTTCTTGTTGTTCTGCTGTTGAATCAAGACCTGTAGTAACAACTTTAATAAAACTAGCAGCGTCATCACTTTTTAATGTTGATTGAATAATATTTATTTTCTCAGCAATAAAAGTTCCAAGCTTGTCAAACCATAATTTTAGATTAGTTGGGTTTAACCCACCCACACCATAAGGAGCTGTTTTATTTGGCTCGTTTGCCAAAGCAACTACACCCTTACTCTTAATTTCGGTTGGCGTAATGTTTGTAAATTTATTCAAGCTCATAATTATCCTCCTCTAGTTTTTATATCTGCCACACACTTGATACCTGAAAGAAATATAATATAAAGCTATAGGTTTCATAAATTCATCAGAATAAATATAATACTGTTTTTCAACCCACTGTTTTTCTTTTTCTTTAATTGCAAAAAGGTTTTGGTCGGTTGTGTTAAACGTAAAATTAGAGAAGTCCATATCTTCAAAAGAAAACGAACTACTATTTATCCTTGCAATTTGTTCATAAGCTTTTCTATTAGTTCTAACTTTTATCTTTGCAGCAGAGCTTTTAAAAGTTTTTGTTTTAATTACTGTAGATTTTTTTACAGTATTTTTTGTTAAGTGAGGAATACCACAACAGTCCATTTTTGTAGCACAGCCACAATAAATTGTTCTATCGTCAAACGTGTAATATTGTAATGGTATTTCTCCGTAAGATTCTCTTTTATCAAAATTAAAGCTACAAACAACTCCGTTTTCAGTTCCAAAAAATATATTTTCTTCCATATTTTTAATGGTTACAGCCTTTTTAAAAGTTCCTCCGATATTGTTTCCTTTGGTCTCACAAATGTAGGCTTTATAGCCCACAACAAGACCTGTATCAATATCTTTTATTTCGTGAACTTTAAAATTGACAGCCATAGTGTAATTCATTTCATCAATTTGTATTGAAACGTATTCATTTAGAACAGTGTCTGTTGCCAACCCATTATCATCAGCAGCATTTATAACTACACCCCTTAAATCTTTAACCTCATTAGAGTCGTATAAATAAACTGAATCAGCTATTTCTAGAGACAATTCAATATGATGATTTTCGTTGCCACAAGTACACTTATCAATAGTTGTCTTGCACGCTGTACAATAATGAATTTTAGCCTCTACTAATTCATCAGGAATTGTATTAGAATAGTAATATTCAAGGTATTGTCCCTTATAAACACCTACCCCCTCAATGTAATACCACTCATATTGAGGAACGCCTATAGGGTGTACATATTTTTGCCTACTATCAGCCATAAATATATTTCCGTCAACGAGCAATATTAAATATCCATTCCACTCTTCTACGATTGCAGACTCTAAATTCATATTTGTAATTTTTGCGTCAATCAAACTAGACCTGTGTTCGTTAGCTCTTTCATTTCTAACTGACAACTGACCTACAGCTTCAACACCTAACCTAGATATAAAAATAGGGTCGTCTAAGAAGTTTACACAGGCACCTAAACAACCTATGCCACTTAAGCCCTGTGAAGACGGATAAATCTTCGGCTGAATATTGGTTCCTGTGGAAGTTGCTGTATGAAAGTAAGTTGAACCGTCTTGTTGCGTATCATTTTTAAGAACCATAAGAGTATCAGCAACGGTAATCATACCTGTTATAGGTGCAATACCTACACCGTCTTGCATATAATTCAAAATACCAAAATACGTAGGGTCAACAAAGCCTGTATTGTTTCTTTCACAATAGAATATATAATTAGGATAAGCTGGGTTTCCTGAAAAAAATACTCTATTATCATACACGGCAGCTATTGTGCAATCAGTAATCAAATCAGAAATATTTGATATTTCATTAGTAACGCCTGATACACTTGTAAAGTGTTTTTTTGCAGTAATTTCAACACCTGCATAAAATTCAGGATAATATACATTTTCTGCACCATTTACACCTGCAACCTGTACAGTTTCTTCAGGCTTTCCTGGAGCAGTTTCAAAAGTAATAGAACCATTAGCCAAATCTACAGTATAATCAGCCCCTAAAGACATTACAACACCATACACTTTTACTTCAGATATTTCGTCAAGTTGATTTTCGTTTAGTATAAACTTTTTAACAGTTCCGTCTGCTATAAAAGTGTGTTTAAATTTTGGCTGTAGCATATTACGTTGTTCTAATTCTGAACCTATATCAGCATTTACGCCATCAGGCACAATATTGATATAAGTTGTTGGAATATAAGCATTATCTAATACATTAGTTAGTGTGTTTCCGTCATAAACTAAGTAATTCTTGCCGTCAATAACATACAATTTATTATTAAAAATAAAAGACGCACTCCTACGATTATTCATATCGCTGAAAAGGGCGTCTTGAGTATTTATTACACCCTCTTTATATGACAAAATCAATTCATCTCCCTCAGATAAGCCACTGCTTGCATAAGACAAAACTCTTGTATTTGCATTATAATTTGTTAGCAAAGTTAAATCTTCGCCGTTAGGTTTAGTCAAAGCAACAACAGCAGCAACATTTTGAGATAAATTTTGCTCAAATTGGTGGGTGCCATTTATTGTTGAAGTTGGTGCAGGAACTGTAATAGTTTCATTTAACACAACGTTTACTGTATTTGGGTAGTTATTCCATAAATAAAGTTTATTTCCTGAGTGAATTAAAACTTTTGTTAAAGTATTTCCATTTTCATCTTTGTGTGAAAAATGAAATATACCATTAACATTATCTTCTTCAGGCAATATAACACGCTTTCTGAAACCTGGAATTGTCTCTATAGCCTGTCCTTGTCCTGATTGATAATCTCTATACATATTTACAGCATAAGCAAGTCTTTGCTCATTTACTTGAGTATGGTCGCTTGAAAAGTCAACCCCTCTAAAGTCGCCGTAATATTTATTGTATGTATCTCTTCCTTGTAAGAGATTTTTTGAAGTTTTATAAGCCATATTTCTTACCACCCATTAGAACTTTTTATTATAACAGGTGCCGTATATTTTGTTTTCCTTTCTATATCTGCAGCACGTTCTCTATATAAATTCATATAGTATTGTGATTTTTCAGGTTCATCATCTATCCAAACATAAGCAGCTATAAGTATAGGAAGTAATGTACACAATTCTTCATCAAGGTCAATTTCGGTTTCACTTTCTTCAACGCTATCTTCTTGCACTTCAAGACGTGCAGGGTTACGTTCATACAAAACCTTATATTCGCCTTTATTTCCATAAGGAATAAGAATTACACTATTTCCCTCAATTTCGTATTCTTGATTAAGAACACGATTTTTAGCGTCTTCTTGAATAGGGGGACAACATAAAGCTAAAAAATCATCTACTAAATCTTTCATATCATAACGTGTATAAGATTGAAAAGCAGGAATATCATTAACATTATCGCTAAACAAGTGTCTATATAACGCAACATTTCTAACGTTATATATATAATCGCCTGTAAATCTAATTCTAATATTTCCACTAACAAAATTGCCACCCTCTTTGATAAAGCCTTTGTAAGCTACAAAAGCTCCTGTAGATGACAGGTTGATTGTAGAGAATATACTCCACTCATCTGCCTCGCCATTATATTTTTCAATATAAGCAAAGCCGTTGCCGTCAGCCTCAAAATAATATGACTTAGAGTCAGTTGCCTCAAATGTTAGGTCTTCTAATTTTTCTATTGAAGAAAAAGTTGATTCAGTTACCAAATTTTCAAGTGGTTTATGGTTTATTAAATAGTTTCCTATTGCAGGTCTTAATTTATTAACCTGCAATAGTGCCCTATTTGCTGCATAAAAGAACCTATCGTTATCTTCCAAAGAGTCCTCAAACCCTAACTGAGCAACTTGTTTATAAAGCTCAGAAATAGTCATAATACCCTCCTGTTAAACTAACTTTCTTGACTATGCAAGACTTGTAGCTCCTGTTACAGCTGTTGAACTATTTACTGCAAGAGCTATATGTTTCCAAGAGTTAAAACCAACGCCGAAACGACAATAACCGTTCCAATAGAAATCACGAGTATGGTCGTCGATATTATTTCTAATATCAAGTGGCACTCTGTTATAGAACATATTACCAAGCAAATTTTCATTAGCTTCAGAAGACATTACCATAAGTCTATCGTCAGTTGTTTCCCAACCTGGAAGAACAACAACAGTCCAATTACCGTATTGAGTGTTAATATCGTTGTCGTTGCTACCAACTGTTCTTTCAGAGCCAACAACTTTTTTAACCATAGCCTCAAGCTTTGGTCTATTGCAAGGAATAATAACAATATCAGCTACATATTCCATTGTTTCACCATTTTCATCTTTAAAGTTTCTAACCTTATTAGCAAGAACACCCAAAGCCTCTTCAAGTTTAGCTGCAGTGCTTGAAATATCTCCGTAGAAATAGTTTGTTTGAGTTTTGCCTTTCATTTTTTCAGTGCCATATTTGTGAGCGTTGCTGAATAATGCAAGACCGTCTTGACAAGTTAAATCTACAACAGCCTTATTAAATGTAAAGCTTGTTTTTGTACCATTGATAAGAGCCTGAGCTGCAATTTGGTTACGAGTTTTATAGTATGCTCTAACAAACTTACGTGGTTTGTTTTTCATATTAGCACCCATACCAAATTTAGCGTCGTCAGCCATTTCTTTAGTAATTGTAAATTCTTTCATAAAAGCAATATGTTCGATTGTCTTTTTGAAAGTTGTTTCAACGTTATCATTTTCAGCACCTTGTCCCTCTTTAGCGTGTTGGAAAGTTCCGAAATCTGATTCGCCGATAATTGTTTCTGCATATCTATTAGACTTCTCGATATTAAACAAGAAATCTAAGATACCTTTTTGCTTTTCGCAAATATTGCTCTCGTTTTCAATAAGAGCTTTAATAGGGTGTTCAAACTTACCCATCATTGGGTCGTTTTTACCTGACATTTTACTATATACAAAATTAGACATAAGTTTTTACCTCCACCTTAAATTCTAACTACTACTTTATCGCCTGCTACAGCAGCACCGTTAATATCAACGATTGTTACAACGCCGCTTGTAGTAGTTGCAGTTACTTGTAGTCCGTCAGTATGAATTGTTACTTTATCTCCAACATTTAGGCTGGTTGGAGCAGCTGTTACAGGAACTTCATATACCTGATTTTTTTCTACTCTGCATACAGCAAGAGTTCTTTTGGCTGCGGCAGCAGCAACACTGCCCATAGCAATGAATTGAGGAGCAACTGTAGCTCCGCATTTTGTAAGCTTTCCGCTTGATAATACAAGAGCTTCGCCCATTTCAACAGCTTCATTAGCTGTTACTTCCAAATATTCAGGCTCTGGAACGTTGATTCTTGCATTTTCGATTTTTAATAATCTGAACATAAAATGTCCCTCCTGTTTTTAATTTTTAGATTGTTTATAAAGAGCCATTATCTCTTTATCGGTTTTGTTAGGGAAAATATCCCTCCACTCAGCCAATTCGCTTTTAGTCATTGTAACTGAGTCATCTTTAGAATTTTTAGGCACAACCGAGTTAAGGTGTCCCTTATTGTTAAGATTTTTTTGCTTAACTGCATTAGCTACATTTTCTCTAATACTATTAGAGTTGACTGCAGCATACGCCTCTTTTGGGGATAAGCCCAAATCTCTTAATTGCCCAAACCTGGCAAAATTTTCTATTTCCGTGATTGAGCCATATTTTTTAGTTTCAGGATAATTTGCTTGAATTTCAGCAAGGTCAGCTTTCATTTTCTTTTCAAACTCACTTCTCTGATACATTTCTCTAGCAAGATTATCTCTTTCTTTTTCAGCTTTAGCTTTCTTATATTCTTCTAAAGTTGTATCATCTGCTTCTGCAGCCAACTTTTCAAAGCCCTCAAGAACGTTATCGCCCTCAACACCTAACTTAGATAAGGTTTCTTTGCCTTGAGATTTTAAAGCTTTAAGCTCTTTCTCAAGCTCTGCAATTCTCTTTTTATCTTCGCTTTCAGTGTTTTTCTCTTTGTCAGGCTCCACTACTTCTTCAGATTTATCCGAGCCCTCGTTTTCGTCTTCATCTTCAGTTTCGTCCTGACTCTCGTCAATATCTTCATCTTCTACGTCGTCATCAACAACGTCAGGGATAATGATATTTCCGTCTTCATCATATTCGAACTCATCATCAGAGCTATCTTCATTAGTTGTATCTGATTCTAGCTCTTCGCTTTCTTCAGTATCAACTTCTTCATCTAACTCATCATCAAGCTCTAAATTTTCTTTATCAATCATCGTTATTTCCTCCTATTTTGATTAGATATTAAATGGTTTATTTTTTACCGTTTCTAAGGTCGCTACCTTTTACGATAGTTGACTTAGGAGAGTCGGCACCCACAGACTTTGGAGCTTTAATAATGCCACCCTTATTGGTAGCAAACCTGTTGTCTTTTCCTGGTTTCATAACTACAGTTCCTCCTTTTTAATAAATTTTGTAAAGAAAAGAGCCCTAAACTACCATTTTTGTAGTTAAGGGCTCTATCTCTTTGGACTTAGGCACGTTGGTTTTATGTTATTCAGTTGTAACTTCAAACAATTTTCCACAGCACCTACACTTAAATGTAAGTCCGCAGACCTTACTATCTTTTGTTAAGCCTATCCTTTGCACTTTAGTATTACAGTGAGGACAAACGATTTTCGTAATTTCAGATTCCACAGTTGGAGTAATTTTTAACATACTCTTTCCTCCTGAATAAATAATAACATACATTTAACTCGATTTAGTCCCTATTTATTCACGTTAAAAGGCGTCTGAGAGATGATTTTACCGTTTTTTACCTCAAAGCCACATATTTGTGCAAGCTTAGCCTTTTCGGCTTGAGTAGCCGTTTTTAAGCCTAAAATAAACTTTAATAATTTATTTTTTGCTATTTTCTCAGAATAACCTCTAAACTCTTTATCCTGAATTGAATATCCTTTATAAGCCAGGATAAACAATCTTTGCTCGTCGCTTAAATTCTGAGTCAATAAGTATTTAATAACTTTCTTCTTTTTTGAGCCTGTTATTGTTTTACCTGAAGAGTCTTTATCTGACTCTATTAAAGATAAACCAACAAACACAGGAGAAAGTGTGTCAATAGAAATATATTTAGACAAGGTTAATAAATTGTTGTTATTTTCAACACCTAAAGTTTCAGATACTGCTTTAGCATAATATGCGTCAAAAACTTGTTTGATAGCTTTAGCTTTATTCTCTTCAGATAACATTTTATAATTGCTTGTCAAAATCATTTTATCTACATAGGCATTGGCTTGACTATAAGTCTTTTTGAATTGTGTTTTTTGCGATTCTGAAAGAGAAATTTCCTCTCCATTATAAGAAATACTATCCCCAACACTCTTAGGAAGAACTGAATATCCTGAGCTATACAGTTTTCTTAATGTAGATAATGTATTCTCACTATAATCGCCCCCTGTTCGCTCATCAAGTACAAGATTTAACAACATTGAAATCATTTCAATATCATCATCTTCAATAGCTTTCTTTAGGTCGTTAAGATAATTTTTCTTATAAAAAACATTGTCTATTTTGTATGCACTTGTTGGGCTAACTCGTTTAGTTAAACCATAAGCAATATTGTAAATATTTCTTGTTGGTATTCCCAAAATCTGACCTGCAGCATAAGATAGTTGCTTAATACTCTTTGCAATATCTTGCTGAGAGGCGTTTCCTGACATAAGTTTTTCTGCAACACTTATTAAACTTGCTGCACTATCCAACAAATCGTTTAATGCAGAATAAGCATAGTTGTCAAGACTATATCCCTCAACAAGCCTAGAATAAACGTCTCTAATTAAAGGCAACCCCCCAAACAAATTACCTACAAAATCTACAATAACGGTTTCTGCAGAGTTTTCTTTGTCATCTTCTTTGTCATACAACCAACGGAATAACTTAGCTACGCCTGCCATAAACGCCGCAGAAGTAACGAGAGCAATTACTGATTTAAAACATTTCTTTTCAGCAATTTTAATCTGAGCTTTTATCTTAGCTTGAGCTTGAGTATCCTTTGTTTGTTTTAACTTAGTTTTTAACGTTCCCAATTCACCAAACGAATCTATAACACGCCCTATAACTTTCATACTATCTGCAGAGAACATTGTAACGGTTCTAAGAATCTCATTTCCTGAACGCATAGCCGCAGACCTTTCCGTAGAAATTGAGTTTTGTTGAGTTTCAAGGATAACCTTTTTTAAAAGTTTTCCTGCCTCAATTTTATTAGCAGTGGTACCGATTTTGGCACCTGTATTTTTTTGCACTTGAACTTGACAAGCTCCAAATAATCTCTTAACAACAAATCTATCCACTTTGCCGATAGGAGCCATTAAAACATTTCCGACCTTGCCGACTCTATCTAATACACCCTGAGCCATAGCTGCAGCATTATCTGAATTTCTAAGCTTAGCTAAAGGACAATAAATATCTACGTCTTTAGCAGAAACTGTCATACCTTTAATAATGCTGTTTGTTTCAAGTATGCTAGATGAGGCAAAAATTGAAGACAGCTGAGTTACCCATACTTTAGGGTTTGCTCCAAGTTGAAATTTTGCATAGCTACCACGCAAGAAACTAAGCAGCTTCATACCCTCACTTGATGATGACGGTATTCCTTGAATATCTGATATTAGCTTACTAAAATACTGCTTTCCTTTAGACCACGTGTTTTGACTTTCAGTTGCTACGCTAATAGGTTTATTTCTATCTCCTGAAATGTCTAAATTATATAGTCTATTAAATGTATCTATAGCAGGAGATAAATAAGCGTATTTTGTAACAGCTTTAATGTGTCTATTATATACAGTGTCAGCAGATTCAATAAACAGCTCTTGTTTTGCACCTTTAACAGTATCTTTGTTAAATGACGCATTACTTACCCTGTCTAATTCTGCAGCAAATTCTGAAGTATCTACATTTTTGGCTATATTTCCACGTCTAATAGGATAATAATAATCTTCTTGAGCATTTGTATAGCCCAACCTTTGCATATCTCTATCAGCTTTTAGTTTTTTAGCGTCTTGATTGTATCCAACCTCTAAAATAGAAATATATTCTTTATCGGTGGCGGATAATAACTTATCAATCACAACTCTTTCATCTTCTACAGCTGTAAGAATATCAGCCTCTGAACTTGCTCCTGTAGCAAAACCAGGAACTCTAATTTTCTTTCCTTTTTTATCTATAAAAGAGAAACCACTTAAAACCAAACCTGCGTGTGCCTGCTCACGTTTCATAGTCATATACAAGCCTATAAGATGAGCTTTTGGTATTTCTACGCCTTTATAAGTTACATTTTCTTGTAAATTTTTAACATATTTTTTATTTTTTGTTAAAAACTCGTTATATTTTTGCTTTATTTCCATTTCTGAAACTTCAGCGTCAATACTAGCGTCTCTTAATTCAATCATCATATCAGAGAAGAAACCGTTTTCATATCTATCCATACGTCTTGCAACTGTCATAGGGTCGCCAAACGTTTGCATATAACTACTTTCAGTTATCTTACCAAGAAGACCAACCTTTAAATTTTCATTATTGTGAATGGTTTTTATATACCTTTCAGCCTCAGGAATAGCCTCTATCCACTTACCTTGTTTATAAACTCTATTGTAATTTTCTACAAAAGTAACAAAGTAAGACATAACATTTCTAAGCATTTCAAGGTCTGTATTGCTATATACTTTGCTGCCACCTGCAAGCTGCTCAAGCATAAACTCTACGTCTTCATTAAAACAGTCTTCAAGGAAAGGGTTTTCCCTTGTGTACCATTTTAACAAGTCAGCCATTACAGCTCTAGTTCCTGTAGCATTAAGGTTACCTCTATACTTAACCCTGGTTAGCTTTTCTATTGACTGCTTAAAAATATCACTCTTATACGCTGTAGCATTTAGGAATATTCCTAACTTCAACTCTTTCATTCTTTGAGCCCTATCAAGAACGTTGTTTATTAAAATATTTCTTCTTGAAATATCTTTTACTTGTTCTTTTAAGTTCTTAATCTTTTCAGTGTATTTATCAACTAATTTACCATACTTAGATTGAGTTCCTTTTTCGTCATAAGCTAAAAGTATATCTTTTGCTATTTCTTGTCTTAACTGTTGAATTTTTGATTCAGAGCCATAATTTTTCAATCTTATAGTTTTTGCTCTTTCGTTTACTGTTCGCTTAGCAGATTCATATCTATCTATCATTTGGAAGAAAATATCTGCCTCATTGATAGCGTCGATAAAAATTCCCTCTTCAGCAAGTTCTTGAGCTATTGTATCAGGAGTTTGTTTGCTAGTTTTGCTACCCCATACTAAATTGATTGAATTTTTTGTGTCATATTTATGACGTATTTCGCCCTGTATTCCACTCAGGTCAATATTGTGCATATAACTACGCAACACTGTTAATACTCTCATCTCGTCTGAATAATCAGCAGTATCATACATATCTTGCAAAACAGTCCTTTCGATTATATAGTCAGCAATACTTAAAGCTACGCCACTTCTATAACCCTCAGAGGTATTATTTAGTTTCGTAAATAATCTATCAATAACTGCATTTTTATCTTTTTTACTCAACACACCATATTTATCGTCAAGAACCAATCTTTCATCAATAATACTATTGATAACTTCAGTTGCGTCAAGCTTAGAATATACTTTTAACCTGGTATTATTTGCAACAAACTTAGCTCTTTGTGCTTTAGATAAGCCACCAACTGCTTGATTTTCATCTTCTTGTAGAGCAAAACGAATATCGTCATTAAGTGTAGGTTTTTTATTATCAACTCTTTTGATTTGATTAGGGTCAAACACAACATATTCTTTAGTTCCGTCTCCGTAATCATATATTACACCGTCATACCCACTATCTTTTAGCGATTTTGTAAACGACAATATATCTTTTGCATTAACTATAGGCAATAAAACGTTGTTTTTAATTCTATTCTTTGGAAAGCTTAAATCTTTAGCTATACTTGCGGCGTTTTTGTCGGTATATATAAACGGTTTTTCAATGTTTATATATAATTCCATAATTTGCCCTGAGCCGTCTTTTGCAAGTGAGCCATTTTTTCTATTATAAGTTTTTGCAAGTGTTTTATTATTTGTAAAATAAAAACCGTTTCCAAAAATTCCTAGATTGTTTGTATTCGTACCAATTAGAGCCTTGTTAAATGTAAAGAAGTTGTTATTTGTGCCGTGATATACTATTTGCAATCGACCTAAATCATCAACCACTTTAGATTTTTTAAAATATTCAATTTGTTCGCTTGAGAGAGTGTTGTTTTCTGAATCAACCTCAATTAACGCATATCGAATATCATCATCATTTGTTGGTTTAAAGTTAGAGGTATTTTTTACTTGATTTGGTTTAAGTGCTATCCACGTTTCAACACTTCTTCCAAATGAACCTCTATCCTCGAAGATATGTATTCCGTCATATCCTGAATCTTGCAAATAATTGTCTATAAGCTCCTTAGCTCTTTTATCAGCCTTGCTATTTTCGGAACGCCACTCTTTCAAAACCTCATCACACATTTTTGTGCTTTCTTCGATAATGCTATCAAGTTGCTCGTCGGTTAATTCTGAAAACTGTAAACCCTTGCGTCGTGCAAGACGCTTTTCTGAAAAATATTCCTCAAACAGCTCATTGTATTTTTTGTCATTGTCGGCAATTTCGTTAATTATTGAATCATATCCCTCTATATTTTGTCGCCAATAGCTTTGTGCTTGCTCACGGTTCATAAAAACAAGAGGTCTTGTGATATTTGCATATAATCGCATTTGTTTATCGCCTTTAAGACCTATGTTGGCGGCGGTAGGCTTTAAAAATATACCGTGCGGCATTTCATAATCACTATGACCTGCCCCCTGTTTATTTGTATCAAAAACGGTAAACTCTGAACCTGTTTGATGATATAAAACCAACAACCTACCACTCTCATCAAGAACGCTACTATTTTTAAAATATTTTACTTGTTCATCACTAAGAGCGTCGCCGTAAGAGTCTCTATTTGGAATTGCATATCTTATGTCGTTATCAGACGTTGGACTGGTGTTTGTTGTTTCTTTAATTTGATTAGAGTCGAGAGCAACATAATAACCTTTTTGTTTGTTTATTATTCCGTCATAACCCTGTTTCCTTATAAGTTCCAACAAACGCTTTGTATCAACCCTATCTCTATATCTAGCACTATAAACATAATAATCAACGTCAAAAGTTCCTCCAAACTCATCTCTTAACTTGCTTATAATAGAAGATTTATGCACCAAATCAACCTCAAGAGGTTTTTTAATGTTTAAATAAGCAGATATAACACGCCCATTTTTCTTAGCGTATTTCTCTGTTGCCTCTGATAAATTACTTGTAAAGTAGAAACCTTGACCTAATAAGCCTGTTGACTTTGATTTTTTAATATCAAAAATAGTAAAATTATTATTTCCCGTTCCGTGATAAACAGGTAATAATTTCCCATTTTCATCAACAACTTTGCTGTCCGCAAAGAATTTACGTTGATTTTCAGACAATTTATTGCCGTTAGAATCTTCTTCAGGAAGAGCATACATTATTTCGTGCTCTATACCAAACTCTGATTTAAGCCTTGCGTCAAACTCTTCATTAACTTTGTAAATACCTTGCTTATTTTTAATATGAGATATATCTTTCAATGAATAAATGTTTGCATAAACTTCGCCCCAAATATAGTCTTCAAATCTTGAAACAGGAATTGAGTCATATTCTTTTTTATAACCAGAATAGTATTTTTCATAAAGAAAGTCTTTTTCTTTTTGTGTCAACACCTTGCCTATTTCATTTTTGTAAGCTTTATATAATTCAGGATACTCAGATTCAAAATAATGTGTTTTCTCGTGCCTATTAGTAGTATTAAATAAAGGAGCAATCTCATCAAGCAATAAAAACATTTTATCGGTTGTTGGTACATAAAAACCACCGACGTCAACACTTTGATAACTAGGGTCAACAAAAAACCACGTTCTTATTCCAAACTCTGAATTTTCTTCTTTTATGTCTATTAAATTTCTAGGCAAACAACTAGGGTCAACAATTCTAATAGATTCGCCTAAATTTCCAACAGTATATCCGTCAGTAATTTTTCTTAAATCATAGGTTTTATATAGTTTTGCGTAATTTATAACACTAACTAAAAAGCCTATTGATTCTGAGTTTTCCTGGAGGCTGAAGCCTTGTGATATTTCTCGAAGTCGCTCTGAGTAAGGCTCAGGTAGTCTCCATTTTTGCTGATTGTTGTTATTATAGGCTCTTGTTTGGTCTTCGATTGCTTTTTGTTGTAATAAGGACTGTCTTTCTTCATTTTTTAACTCCTTTAAATCTTTTTCAAACATTGGAATTAGGTTTTTAGGAACCTTAGCCTCTCTTAATAAGTCTTCATTGTGTTTAATTGAAGATTGAATCGCTTTTAATCTATTATTTATATCTTTTGCAGTATAATCAATAATAGCGTTTTGCAATTTAATCGGAATATCCTTTTCCTCTATTCCGTCTAATTGCTTATTATTATATCCACTTTTTTCATCTTTTGCAAGAGCATAAGCTTCCTTTGATTGATTCGTCTTTGTTGTTTCTACAGCATTAGTTCCTTGATTACGTGCAGAAAACTCATCAAACAATTTTTTATACTGCTTAAATAATTTATTTGCAGCACCTGTTAATTTGACGTCTTCTTTATAATCTTTTGAAGAACTTTTAAAGAAATTAAGTATTTTTTCTTTTACTGTAGGTTTTTTAGCAACCAACCTTTCAAGAATATTTTTATTTGAAAGTGTTTGCTCTGCAAAGTGTGCATTTATCTCGTCAGAGATTTCAACAATTCCACTTTTACCGATTTTAGAATACCTTTTACGTATAGCTTGTTTTTCTTCTGCAGACATTGTTTCCAAGCCCTCTGCTACCTGCAATACTCCATTTTGTAAATTGTAGATAGCGTGAGTTAGTTCGTGAATAAGTATCATTTCTCCTGTTCTATTCTTAGATTCAGGGTTAATAATAATTCTATTATTCTTTAAATCAATAGCACCGTCTGCAAAAGTTCCATTTGCTGCAACAAAAGACGCCTCTTTGTTAAATACAATATTTAACCCTGAACGTGCGGCAACTCTTGCGGCTGTAAGAACAAAGTCTTCAGATACACCTGCAGCCCTACCTTGTCTGATGACGGCTCTAACCATACTTTGATTAGCTGCACTAAGATTGTTATAGTTAGAAATATTTTCTCTAGCATAAGAATCAAGCTCTGCAGCTTGTTTTTTAAGTTCAGATTCTTGCTCAAGCTGTTTAGTAACCTCAGCCGCCACCTGACCTCTTTGTTTGTTTATTTGTCTGATTAGCTTGTTTAATTCTTGCTTTGTTAATGGTTTCGATAATCTTTTGCTAGTATAATCGTAAGTTCTATATATATTGCCCTCTTTTATAATAGCCATTTGACTATCATCAAGAATAAATCTAGCCGCACCGTCTGCAGTCATATTTACCACTTTAGGCAAATTTCTTGCTGTATCAGGAGCTATATTTTCAGCCTCTCTGATAATAAGACGTTCTTTTTTATAAGTTTCTACTCCGTCATTTTCAACAAACTGAGTAATTTTATCTAACAGTTGGTCGTTGGTTATAGTTTCCCAATTATCAATACCAAGTTTTTCTCCAACAGCTTGAAGTTCTGATTCAGTAGCTGTTTCAATAAACCTGTTTAAATCAACCTGAGAGCTTAATTGTTGCCCCATAAGAACCGACTCTTTAAACTTTGCAGCATTGATTGATATTTGTCCTGTAGCGTCAGCAACAGCTAAGCTTCTCAAAATATCATTAGTTTTTAAAGCTTTAGAGAAAGACTTAGGGTTGTTCATATCAACGCCTTGACGTATTTGTTCTGCAGTAAATTGTAATGGGTTGCCCTTTGCGTCAGTATATCCAAATGCAGTAAGTCTTTCAGCTATAACTTCTGCATTATTTACGATATTCATAGCACTTTTATTAACTATAGGAGAGAACACAGCCGTCGTATTTGCCTTTTCAAGCACTCCAAGCAACATTTTTTGTTTAACAGTGGAGATAGTTCCGTTTGTTTTTTTCATACTTGCCTGTAATTCATTATACACGTTATTTACAAGTTCAAACGATTCAAGTTGAGTGTTATTTTGTTTTTCATAAACACTTAACTCTCTTGCCATTTCTAATACGCCGTTTTGCTTGTTTTCTGCAGCAATTTTGCTACCTCTAGCAGTACTTGCAATATTTCTAAGAGAAACGTCAGCACCACCCATAATAGCACCACTTAAGCCACCTATTAACGCAGCATATCCTATCTCCTGGAACGTTGCGTCTTTTGCATTAGGGTCATAAGTTAATCTAGCCCATACAGGAGAAACTAATTCTGCAACACCCTCTTCAAAAGCTTCCCCAATAAAACCTTTAACTATAGCTTTACCTAAAGTTTGCCTTGTAGCAGAAGTTGCAATTTCTTTACCAAAAGACTTAGAAATATTTTTTACTACTTGACCTGTACCAACGCCAATACCTGCAGAAATTCCCTCTATAGCACCCTCAGTTACACCAACCAAAGCACCATATCCAAACTCTTTACCACTAAGCTCGCCTGTTTGTTGATAAGCCTCTTTTGTAGCATTACCTGCAGCCCCCAAGCCTGCAATACCTGCAGAAATTAAGCCTGCTGCTACAGGAGACAAGGTTCCTCCTGACGCAACAGCTATAGCCCCTGCAGCAGCTACAGTAACTATAGCAGGTAAGCTTGTACCTATACCACCTGCTATATCTCCTGCAACTTTCCAACCCTCAGTAGGGTTATACCAATCATCAGCGTGATTATAATCTACCCAATCATTAGCGAATTGTTGTTCAGCCCAATCATCAGCACCAAACAATTTAGCTAAACCACCTGCAGAGTAGTCCCATATACCCTCAATACTGCTTAGAAACCCAAGTCCTAGCTTTTCAAAAGTATATCCAAGACCACCAAAGAAACCACCTTTATTTTTTGAAGATTCTTCTTCTAGTTTTTGTTTCTCTTCAATTCTAGAAAGGGCTGTGTTTTTTTGATTATTAGACAATAAAGAAGACGCACCTGATTTATACATATTTTCTTGTTTAATCATTGATAGTGTTTTCATTTATTTACTCCTATTACTTGATTTTTATAAAAACTTTTCAATATAACCCTTAACTTCATCAAGCGTTACAAGACCTTTTCCTATAGCAACGCCTAGATAAGAACCATTGAAAGCATTAAATATTTCTTCTGAAACGCAATCTTTTAGGCTTTCGTATGGAAGTAAGCCATATTTATTTATGTCTTCCTGCATTGACTCCTTTATGTATTGATGATTATCATCTAAATCAAACACATTATAGAAACCTTTTAATAAACCTGCAGGACGGTTACCGTCATCAGTAATAGTTAATATTCCGTTAGAAACGCTATTAAAATGATTTGCCGTAATAACACTGTAACAATCAGTATTCTCTTTATATGTTTCATATCCTACCAAACAAACTTCTTGTTTATTAAACTCATTGTTTTCTTGACTAATATAATAGAATTTGTGTCCTATATAGTCCTTAACATTATCTGAGTTTATTAAAACGTATTTATTAAGAATAATATCAAAGAAACCGTGTCCGTAAACAACATTTACTTCTGATTCATTGTCAAACTTTAACTTAAGTACGTCATACTCTTTCTCAGAATCATAATAAATATATGAAACAGGAGAAGAGTCAAGACTGCCTGTTTCGTGGTTAAAGACAAGAACATTATCTCCAACAAGCAACTTATCTACAGTTTTTTGAGTGCCGTCAGCCATAGTTATTAAGGTGTCCCCTGTGTAACAACCACCGCCGCCGTCATCTCCGTCATCTTTTTTAGTAAAAGCAGAATCATAAAGACTATTGATTTTGTTTTTATTATCATCAGTAAGCCAGCCTGTAGAGAAAAGTTTTTCTTTTACAGCTTTTGCTGTGCTTTCATCAACAAGACTTCCGTTTAGATAGAATAATGACGCTGCAGATATTGCACTAGATACGCCTGCATTATATTTGGTCTTAAGACTGTTATAGTGTTCTTGAGTAATATATCCGCTCTTTAAAGCCCTATCAATTTCGCCTGTATTTGCAGAACCGAAATCGCTTTCAATAATTGAAGAGTAAGACTCGTAGTAATTAGATTGATATTTTGCAACAATGGTATCGTATTGCTCTTGAGAAATATCTCCATTTTTTAAAGCAGATTTAATACTATCAAAGCCCTCCATATCTACTTTGCTCATCAATTCCTTAAAGTTTTTATCTTGTTTATTAACAATATAGGTGTTAGCGGCAGTTTTAAGGTCTTCAATTTGACTATCACTAAGACCATATTCGGCACCAAGAGAGGCAAGTTGTTCAGCAGAGTATTCTCCTGAGTTTGCAGAGTCTAATAGAGCAGTATAATAACTTCTAATATCTTCAGCTTTCTTCTCTAGTTTTTCTTTGTCTTGTTTTTCCTGGTACTTGATAGCTGCGTCCCCAAGACTTGTAATATCTTCTTCAGACAAGCCATATTTATAACCAAGACTTTCTAACTGTTCTTTAGTATAGGCACCATTATTAGCATAAGATAACAATTCAGAATAAGCAGCTTTCTTCTCTTTTTCTTGTTGTTCTTTATACTGTACGATAGCTGCGTCATTGTTTAACATATTTTCTGCATAAGTCATTTCTGCGTCAAGCTTATTTTGACTAGCATTTTGCTCTATCTCTAATTTGTTTGAGTCAGCAATATACTTAGCGTCTTGTTTTATAGCCTCAGCATTAGCGTTGGCAGATTGCGTTTCTGCTCTTTGAGTTGCATAAGCTTTACTTTCTAAGTAATCACTATATCCACTTTGATTTAGTCCCATACTTTCTAAAGCTTCAGCATTAGCTCCTGCAGTGGCTTTGTTTTGTTCATAACTAGAACGTGCGTCGATTATGTTTCTTTGTCTTTCATTCTCTGCATTTTGTTCAGTTTGTTGACGTTGCAACTCCACCATTTCTTGAGCTTGTTGTTTTTGCTCTTCAATAGCTTGAATTTGCTTATCATAATTTTCCTGATAACCCTCAGCCCTCTTTCTCAAAAACTCCTCGTAGCTGTCAACAGGTTCACTGTTAGTCGCAACAGGAGTAGCGTTATTGCTTTCTTGCGTTTGAGATTGATTGCTGGCATAAGTAACAACTTTTGAACTATTATTGTTTTCGCCTAAAGTAGTAGTGGCAGCACTTTTACTGCTTGCTGCTTTGTCTGAAATATAATTCGCATAAGTTACACCTGCAGAGATTGCATTTTTAAATCTATCTCCAAAAGATAAATTTTGATTGTTTATTAAGCTTTCATCTATTTTGTAGCCGTAATAATCAGCAGCCTTTTTAATCATATTCCTTGTAACGTCATTACTTTGAGAAGAATATTGTTCTTGCCACCAAGAGCCATTATGTCCCCCATATAAAGCCTCTGTGTTACCCTGATATGTTGTGTCAAGTGTTACAGGCTTAATTTCCTGCGTTGGCTGTACGTTTGGAGTATTAGCATTAGCTTTAAGGTTTGTTTGATACGTTGTATCTAATTCGTTTTTCTTATTTTGTGCCATTATTTACTCCTCCTTGTAATTTAGACAACAAATATTGTTCATATTCTTGCCTGTTTTGATTATCTTTAGTAAGAGTGTCTATTTGTTGTTGCATAGCTAACATTTGTTGTTGTTTTTCAATCATTTTTTTGATTCTTTCAACATTGTCGTGAGCAAAAGGATAATGTGTGCGTTCCATATTTTGCCAAAAGATAAGTAATGTATCTAATGACTTAGGGTCGCCATAAGCTCCTTGTTGGAAGTTAGCCCTATTCTCTTGCCACAAGACTTCTCTTTGCTTATCTACGTCAACTGAGGCGTCAGTAGAGAACAAATATTCATCATTGTAATACCACTCTCCTGCGTCATCACGTTCAATAAAATCATACCTATTGAATATATAGTTTTGCATTTTACCTTGTTCGTCAATATAAACTGCAGGACGTGGCTCATCAGCATAAGCTAAATAATATTGAAAAATAATCTGGTCAATTTCTGCATAAGCTGCGTTTTTCATTCTACGCTTGCTATCAAGACGACCTGCAGACTGATTAACTTGTATTTGTTTAGCCTTTCCACTTTGTGCAGAACTATCATATTGTCCTTGATAACTGTCAGAAATACCAAGAATACGTTTAGCCTGGTCGTAGATTCTATCAGCCTCTGCAATATCTCTTGAAATATCAACCTGTAAATCAACTCTACCAAACAGCTTTGCGTTTGCCTGGTTAGTCCTAAAAGCTTTTTTCCACAAAGAATTATCTAACTCTCCACTAAAGCTTTCAGGAACCATAGGGAATACCCCACTACCTATACATTTTTCAACTATTCTAGTTTCAATCTTATTACTGCCTTGTTGTTGGTGGCGGATAGCCTCACAATCTGATTGCCCAAGTAGATTATCTTCTTCAGATATATTCTTACGAATTACTACAGGAAGAATATTTGGAGTATAGAACGGAAGTTTTGTTTTTTCCATTTTAGGAACTTCAACGTCTATCATTTTAGGTAATAATACACCCTCTACGTCTTCTAACATAACGCTGCCGTCTTCAGGGTTTATAGCTTGTTGTTTTTGTGTTTCAGTAACAACCTGTCCGTCTTTAACTACCACACACATAGCAGGAAGAATTGTGCCGTCAGAAAGAGCAATATCTCTATCTAACTCTTCATATTCTTCGTTCATCAATTCATATTCAGGTTTTTCACAAGTGCAAATTTCTTTTCTTTTTCCACAATGTTTACAAACTTGATATTTACGTGCGTAATAATCTTCAATATCAGACAACTGTGTATCTGCAGACCAAATATATTGACAAACTTTGTCTTTGTCGTTTTTGTAATAACAAACATACAAAGTTGCTGTATCTTCATCTGCATTTTCATCTGATTCGGTTTCATCTGCTACAGCAGGCGTTACACCATATCTACGAACTATATCATCTTTGGTTGTTTCAAACTCAATGAAACAATATTCCATTTCTTTTATATCGTAAATATGAGGTTGTCCTGTAAACTTTTTGGGGCTTAAGCAGCTAAGCTTAATATCTCCCACAGTGTTATGAGTGGTAATAGAATTATCCCACTCTACAAGCCATATAGAGCCACCATAAACAGGGTTAAACCTTTCATCAATATCATTTAACTTCTCAAAAGGTAATTTGTTTCGCTTGTTTTTTAACAGCGTTTCAATACTTTTAGCGTTTCTTTCATTTTTCTCACTATACATTTCAGGAGATACAGCAGGGTTAGGCAAATAGCTTGTAACCTGGCTTTCAATTAGCTCGTATGTAATATTTCTTACATAACTCGCTTTAACGTTTGAGCCGTCAATTTCATCATCTCCCTTATATTGTTTAACATATTTTTCAATCTTCTCGTATAGCTCTTCAGATTGATTTCTTGCTGTGCGATATAAGTCTTGAAAGAACGCTAACTTTGTTGTATTACTTAAATCTATTTTCATAGTTCAGGTTCTCCATATCTTTTTATTATTTGTTGCCTTTCTTCTTCAGTACGTGCGTTATAATAATCTTCTAGTTGGTCTGGTCTATATCTGACCTTTTTACGTACTTTAGATTCAGGCGGCTGAGTCCAATATATAGCAAAGTATCTCAGAGCGTCAGGAGCGTGAGTTAGTTCGTGAGGCTCTTTAGCACAATCGTTATAATTCTTTTCATCAATTAGCAGCTGTGGTAAAGTTCTGATTAAATTAGGACAGTTTCTAAATATCTTTAATTTAGCTGTTCTAGTTCCGTCAGGAAGAGTGATAATCTTCATCAACTCTTTAACCTGTAGCCACCCTGCCTCTCTATCGTTATTTGATTGTACCAAGTCAAGACCATTTTCAGAAAAAGCTAACGCCCTACTCTTTCCTGTTTCCTGGTTTCGATTCCACATATCAGGAGGAGCAAGTCTTATACGAGGACTATACCAACTCTCTACAGTTCCGTCATCAAGCTCAACAAGTTCAGCTTTTTTAACTTCTGCTGCAGCGTCTGATATAATTAAGCCACTTTTATATATCTCGTGAAATACATATACATTTTTCTCGTTATCTATGGCAATCTTGTAATGTGCAAACATATCAAGACCATAGTCCATAGTATTATAAATAGACCAATCTTCAGGAATTTTAAAAGGTGTGCAAGTGTGAACGTTATAATCAAATTCGTTGAAATAACTTCCACCTAAATTACTCAAAGCCTCTTCAGCTGTACGAGGATATTCTTGCTTAACCTTAACTCCCAAATCTTTTGCAGTACTTTCATACCACTCAAGTGTTCTACGAGGGTCAGAGAACACTGAGAGGAATATCTTATGAAATGCGTTATCTTCTAGCCACAATTTCTCAAAAAGTGTACCTTTTTTAATTGTAGATAAACCGATAACTTTACCACCTGTTGGACGGTTGATTGTTGGATATGCAGAAGTCCAAATTTCTTCAGCATATTCCTGAAACGCCCACTCGTCCAAAAGCAGAATATTACCTGTAAAGGAACGTCCTGCTGCAGGGCTTGCAGGGAAAGCTTTAAACGTTGATATAAGCTTGCCTTTGCTATTTGTGATAGTAATAGCTGTTGCAGTCTTATAATACGTCAAGCCGCCACCTAGCAATATTTCAGGCATATTGTCGAGAACGACACTCATACGCCTTACTAACTCTTTTGCGTCGTCCTCAGTTTTTGATAGAGCAACGACTGTATGTCCTAGATTGAATATTAAATCGTGTGTACAATAATATATTGCAAGCCACGTAATACCCATTTGTCGAGCTTTCAGTATTAAGTTTAACCTATTCTCTTCAAATTCTCTTAAGACCTGGTTTTGTGCGTCCCAAGCACGGAATTGTTCTATAATATTAGGAGAGTCTTTATCTTCTATTACGCAATAATTGTTAGCCCAATAAACTACGTCATTTCTGCAATACTCAAATTCGGCTTTACGAATCTTGTCTATATACTCAGTATAATTCTTAGCCGTTATCTTTGTTTGGTTCGGCATTTAACCTTTTCTCCACTCTCTCAATAAGCTTTAAGGTCTTTTCATCTACAGGAGCACCTGTAACCTTTGTATCAACTTCTTGCTTATCTTTCTGATTGTGATTATTAACTGCTTCAAACTTTGCGTATATAGGGTTATATACACCTATTACAGCCATTGACGTAAGTTTACCTAGCTGAATCTCTTTCGCACGTGCGTAACAGTCTGCAAAACGTCGGTTCTTCTCACACCAATTTTTCAGAGTCCCTGTAGATACACCTATTTGAGCTGCAAATCTTTCAAACGTTGGATACTCTTCAGGTAAAATTATAGGTGTTCTTGAGGTAAGTTCGCCTTTATAATAAGTTTCTTTGTATTCTACTCTTGTAGGAGGCTTGCTAAAATACTCAATAATTAAGTCGCAATACTCTTCTTTAAACTTAAGAGCAACCTCATTATCTTTCTCAAACTTTTTCCCCTCAGTGTTACCTTTTTGAAACTGACCTTTACTATTTCTCTTTCCTTTTACTGTAGATTCTTTTTTTTGACTCATTTCATTTCTCTCCTTATAAAAACAAAATGAGCCCAAATACTCCGTGTTGGAATATAAGGGCTCTAATCTCAATGGATATATGGCACATTTACTATTATCTATATTAGCACACAAGTTACTTTATTTAGTCCCTATTTATTGTTGTGCTAAGTAGAGTGCACTTGCTTTATTATTATATAATATATATTTATATCTACATTAAATTACATAACATACTATAGTAATAATATATATTATAGTAGGGCGAGGCTTTTGGCAATATCGAATATAAACTTTCTTTTGCGACTATAATAAGTGCATTTTGCCATTAAATATTGTGCGTCAGAAAAGTAATAACCACGCTTTTTTTGAATATCGGTTATCAGACACTTTCTGACACCCACTTCAATATCTTCAAGGGCTTTATCAATTATAGCATTAAGCTCAACATATCTAGCTAACACTTCGCCTGTAATGGTTCCATATTTGATAGCTCTTTCTCTGCGATTATAATCTACACATATAGTTTTAACAATATCTACTACACTTGTAGGTATATCATACTTAAAATATGCTTTTTGTCTTGCCATAACTTTTAACTCCTTTTAACGTGGTATATTGCCGCCGCAACGTTCATCATCTCGCTTTTTTAATCTAGCTCTAATTTCGTTATATTCCTCTACCCACTCTATAGGGATAGGGAATTTAGCTCTTGTATATCTATTTATCGCCTCGCCAAGCTCAATAGCTCTTTCTTCTTCGTGAATATAGCGTGGCTTTATTCCCAAAGGTGGCTCTTTTATATTTAGGCGTATTCTCAAGAAAGCTGTGTTTGGCTCTTCTTTGTAATTTGTTGGTTTTGTTGTTCTATTACTAGGAGAAACAACTGTAGTGCAGAAAGCACAAAATCTGCTGCCTTTGTTTACACAATTCTTGCAGTTATACTCTTTTCGATTTTCCATTTTTATTCCTGGTACTCTTAATGGGTTCTAGCTCTTCTTTTGTTCGCTTTAAACTTCGTTCCTGGCTTACTAGATAAATTGTAAAGGTGGCGGCTAATATAGCTGCACCACCAAGCAATAAACCTGCACAGAGTGCGATTAGTTTACCTGCAGCAAGTGAAATAACCCCACAAGCAAAACTCACACAAATAATTAAAATTAAAATACAAAAACTTTTAATTGTCATAACGATTCTCCTTTTCTGAGGCAAGATTCATAAACTTCCTCATCTTTTCAAAATCAACAATCTTTTCAGCGTCCTTGATTGTTTCAAATGTTTTATTTGTTATTTCCTCTTCAGTTTTTTTAAGTTGATAACCTATAGGGGCAACTGTTGAATTTCTTACAACAGCAAATAATAATAATCTTAAACGCTTTACAATCTCTTCGTGGCATTTGATACACATTATGTCGTCCTCCGCCACCTCTTGACAGTTAATACAGGTCTTAGCATTGTTAGCTGCAAGCTGTTTGTTGGCAGCTATTGCTAGATTGTATTCAGACTTATATGTATCTCGCTCGATTTGCGTCTTTTTCAGCTCTTCTTTAAGCTCTTTAATATATTCTCTACAACTCTTAGCCATAACGCCTCCTAACTAGCCTTAAGTTCTAAAGCTGCTCTTGAAATAAATTCGCCATTAGTCATATTAAGAACTTTTGATTTAGATATTGCGTGTCTGATTGCACGTTCTACCTTACTAGCTGTTTCGTCAAGAGTTTTAGCCACGTCAGGATATAATCTTTTCGTAATGTTATATTTATAGCTTCTATCCTTTTGCACTAGCTTAATAGCCTCTACAAGGCAGTCAAAGCCTTTGTATTGAGTTCTTATTCCTTTGTTTATTAAATAATTTTCAATCTTATTCATTCTATTTCTCCTATTTGTTATTTTTTATTTTAGATATAAGTTTTAACGGACAGTTCTTTTTTCTTTCTTTATAATCAGTTATAACGTTGTCTTCTTTTAGCATTGCGTCAAGCTGCTTACAATAAAGCTCTCCCTTATAATCTGCATTACAAAGAGGACAAAAAGCACAGTTTCTAGGAAATTCATCTACATATATTTTCATAGGTTTTCCGCCTCTTTTTCTGCTTGAGATTTGAAATATTTTTCAACGCCGCTTATTAGTGCAAAGTTTTCAACTTCTAACCGCATTTCAGGGTGTGAACCAGAGCAAAATGTTTCACAAGCCAACTTTAAAGCATTTTCTAAAACTGCTATTTGGTGTTTTAACAATTTTTTACTTTGCTCCTGACCTTTTATGTAGGCATACGCTGTTTGTAAGTCGCAGTCAATAGTTGCAAGACCGTTAAGACAGTCAACTATTTCCTGATTTGTTAATATATGTTCGCCACCCAAAACATAATGATGAACAAACTTACCGTCAATACACTCAAATTCGTGTATAATTCTATCTTTTGCTTTCTCTAAATCAGTGCTTTTAATTATGTCATTTGGTAGTTTCATTTTTAACCTCCCGCTCTGCCTGTTGTTTAAAATAATTTATTGCCTGCCTTTCCTCAAAACCTTGCTCAGTTTCACAATAACAAGGACAATCTCCACTTCCGCTGTATTCCCTATATTCGCAAAAATCACAGGTTTGTTGAAAATTACTATTACTACAAGCTAGCTCAAGAGCTCTTTCTAGCACTTTAATTTGGTAATCTTTTAGAGTTCTAATTGTTTCCTTTTCAGGCTGAGCAATATTATGTTCTTTTTCATATTCTAAGCCCTTATGAATCAGGTCGTTAATTCTTTTTTTGGAAACATTGTAACTTAATTTATAACTATTCATCTTTTGCCCTCCTGTTCTTCTTTTTCTATATTTAAAGGACACCATTTAGGCGTCTTTTTTATTGTAAATTCAGTTGAGCGTCTTTCGGTTCTACATATTTCAGTTTGACCTGCTGTCCTTGCTAAAACACTAGGGCTTTTAGCGTGTCTGCAGAAATATATACTTCTACCATTTTTAGATTCATTAAATACACAATGTTCACAATCTTTACATTTAATCATTATCTAATATTCCTCCCCTGTTATTTCTTTAATCTTTTGTTTTAGTTTTACAGCTTTATTGTGCTCAGAAACAAATTTTTGCGTTGTCTGAGTGTTATTTCTAACAAGTTGTTTATTTGATTCCTCTAGCTCTGCTATTTGTCTATCTCTCTCTGCAATTTCAGTAGCACACATTTGCAGTATTGAATCACTGTCTTTAGCCTTTTCATAAAGAGCTAGCTTAATATTTCTTAAGGTAAACTCTTTTTCAAGTTCCTGATAAGCTTTTTCAAGACTTGCCACTGAATCAAATTTAGATATTTTTAACTTGCTTTTCTCGTCTAAATACTTCTTATTTAATACGTTATAATTAGCATTAGTACAGTCGAGCTGTTTTTGTAATTGTTCTATTTTTAGCCTTTGTTTGTGGTTAATTTTCATTAAGCCATTACTAAGTTTAATTTCTAAATTTAACTTGCTTGTAACTTGCTGAACTTCAGATTCTAGTTTCTTTATTTTTGCAAGATTGTCTTGTTGATACGATAGTTTTCCTTGTTCTATATCGTCCTCAAGGTTTGCTAGTCGGTGTACAGCTTGAGAGTTAGTTGACACAACTCCGTCCGTTTCGTCAATAACACCCACCCAATCTTTCTCTCTAAAGGTTAGCCTTTTGTATTTTTTCATTACACACGCCTCCTGATAGACTACATTTTTTAACCTGCAAACACCTTATCTGAAATTTCTCGCAGTAATGATACCTGTGTGAAATTCCTATTGTATGATAGCCTGCAGGCTTATATGTTGAGTGCCACCTTTTCTCTTTTGAAAAAGGACAATTTATACAATCACTTATTTTCAACTTTGATTCCTCCCAAAATAGCTTTATCGTCTGCTATGCTAACTAATTCATCTACGCCATTATAATAAGTGTCAACACCAACACATATTTGCTCTATCGGAATATCAAATTTATCTTTCATATCCTCAACAACTTTGTTGATAAATTTTGCATTTACGACACTTCCATAAAGCCTAGCAGCACCATATTCATAGTCTAATAAACAGTCAACAGTACATACCTTTGTGTCATAATCATAATTAAGAACGTAAGGCACCTCAATATCTCCTGCTTTACCTGTAGCTTGTTCATACTTAATTGCCGCCTCTATCCTTTTTCTTAAAGAAACAGCCTTGTCTTCGTCCCAATAGATATGTGTAATCTTTCCGTCTTCCCTTTCTATCTCTGTTGGTTTTACTAAAAACTTCTTATATTTTTTATACATAGCAACCAAGAAGTCTGAATACTTATATTTTTTCTGAACAAAGAAACCTCTAATTACAAATTTTGTTTCATTACAACTCATAGTTTTCCTCCAAATCATTTACATAACACCAACTTTGTGGCGGCTTAACAATTTGAACAGGGACTCTACAGTCCTCGTCAAATCTGCAAGCAGAACTCTCATAACCACTTATTTTACAAGAATTACATTTTTTAATTGTATAGAACTCACTTAAAGCTTTTGGCTTTTTATAGATTTTTAACTTATCAATACCCCAAGAATAACCTGTCTTATTGCCTAAGTATTTTCTTAAGCTCAAACCTCCAAGACACGACTTTTGCATAAGCTCTTTATGTTTTCCCATAAATATAATGCTTTCAATATCAAACTTAACTATGTTTTTAAGAGTAAACTCTGCGACCACTTTACCTAAACTAAAACTATCTATTAAGACACTTTCACAACACTTAATACTGTTAAAATATTTTCTTTCGTTCTTAGTGCAATAAATATAAACTTTGCAAGGTAATTTACATTTTGGTATTGTTTTTCTAATCTCAATAGTCTTTTCGCCATTGAGTATTTTCTCAACCCATTGAGGCTGAATACTGATTAAAATAGCGTTCATACTATCTCCTTATAAATTAAGATAATTTCAGGTCTTCAGGTCGTGTTGCTTTACTGTTAATTTCTCTTCCATATCTAACAAACACATATTTATCGTTTACGCTAGTTATTTCTCCATACTCACATTGAGATTCATCACAGCCCTTAAAAGGAATATATTTAACTATGCTGCCTATGTGTTTCCTTGCTTCATCTAATGTCATAAAGCCTCCTTAAAATCTGATACACCTGTTTTCAAATTTTTTATAAGCGTCAAGATAAATCTCTTGCTTATCTCCATTAAGAGTAATTTCATAATACATACCGTCGTGCAGATTAGTACTAACCAAAGCTTTATTATTTTGAAGAGTTTTGCACTGCCAAACAATATAGACGTCTTCTTCAGTTATTTGTTTATTATCACTAATATCTAAATGCTCATTAGCGTAATTTTTTACAATTTCAATACACTTTGCCTCAAATTCTTTATTAGTCATCTTTATTCTTCCTCCTTAAAAATTCTAATAGGTAAAATAAGTTGTTCGTTTAAAAAGTCCGATTCTTTAGAACGAATTATAATAGGCTTAATTGGGTCTTCTTTGCACTCAATAATTGCCATATTATTTTTATTTAAAGAGGTCTTTTCAATTACTTTCATAGCCTCAACAACATATCTAGCATTTACTGCAAACTCTCTATCGTGTTCTCTATCGCCGTCATATATCTTATCGGCGTCAACATAATCTCCTGCAGGTTTGTCGAACACATAAGAAAGGAGTCCGTATTCGGTTTTAACCTGAACAGTAGTCTGAATTTCATCAGCACATAAAACAACGTCGTTAATGCCATTTTTGCTTACTTTAATTTGAATAGGTTTAATATATCCCTCAAACAAGTCGCAATCAACATTTTCTCCTAGAGAAACCGTAACTCTGCTAGCCCTATATCCGTCAAGGGAGTAAGCAACAAGCTTATTCCCTGTAACTTTTATTTTGATAAATTTTAAAATAGGTCTTGACTCATCACGTGCTACGCTACATTTAACAGCGTCCATAATTCTTTTAAAAACGATTTCATTTATTCTAATTTGATTCATAATTTTTATCCTCACAATATTTAATTTTTATATTTTTAGGTATAACACTTTTATTTACTTTGCCTGATAAATAATCTAATAACGTCTGATAACTTACAAACAATTCTTTTGCTGCAGCCCTAACAGACTCATACACTTTACCGTTTATGGAAACCTTTTTATTTTTTCCTGCTAAAATACCTGTTTTCTTTCCTAATTCTTGCTTTGTAAATATTTCTATGTTATACCAATCACAATTTTTAGGGTTACCGTCTTTTAAAATTACACTGTATTGCTGAGAATTGTATTTGGGACACATTTCTCTAGCAACTAAAGATTTAACCTTTACAGCCTTATTTTCAATTTTTACATATAAATCATCATCTTTTATAAAGCCCTCAAGTTTTCTTTCTTTTCCGTTTTTGTACCTAACACAAACAACGCCTGAGGTGTGAATATAATACAATTTTCCAAGTTTTGACTCGTGTATTAAATGAAAATAGTGGTTTGCTCTATGAGGTAATTTAATATCCTTAAAATATAAACTTCCACTCATACAACTACTTCTTTAATTTCGTCAGCGTCATAAATTCTATTTACTGAAACCTCGTAGGCTACACCCTTTAAAACAACGTCATCAGTTAATTTCTTATCATATTCACGGCTTTGAAGTCTGCCCTGGATAGATACTTTTTTTCCTACATTAAGTTGACCTATATGAGCAGCTGTTCTACCCCAAACAATACAAGGAATATAATCTGACTTTCCACGTTCTCTATTTACAGCTAGATGAATATCGCAAATATCACGTCCTAGTGGTGTAGTTCTATATTTAGGAGCCTTACAAAAAGACCCTGTAATCTCAACACTGTTAATATCTTCAGCGTAACTCAAAACTTCTTGAGCAAATACTGTAATAATAAGTCTGTTTTTATTGTCTATAACCCTGTTATATGTTCTGACCTGACCCTTAATAGCAATCTTTTCTCCTGGTGTAATTTTTTCCTGTAATAATTGTGAAATGTTTACAGGAATTATATCTTCCTTTCCACTGTTACGTTTTACCGATAGCAAGAAAGAATAAAAGTTCTCGCCGCAGCAATTATAAGTTGTAGGTTCTGATACTACAGTTCCTGCTAAATTTATTTTGTTATTGTTGTTTTTCATATTTCCTCCGTCTAACCATTAAAAGTCATCTTTCCTTGATTCCAAATGGTTGATATTAAATAATTTTGTTTATTTTTCACTTCGCCCTTTTTAGCTTTTTCTTGAACTTCCATAATTACATTATACAAATCGTTCATAGTTTCTTTATCTTTAAAGAAATAAACGAGTTGTTGTAGAAAATCAATAGTATCAATATTTCTATGATTGATAGTTAAAGTTCGTTTATTAGCTATTTCATCAATAACATTGTTTAGATATTCCTCAAGGCTAAAACAAGGGTCGCCAAGCAACTCAAAAGCATTATTATAACTATCCGCTATTTCCTGGCATTTTTGTTTTAATATATCTCTAAACCACTGCACCTTTTCTGCGAATTTATCATCAGTATCAGATTCTTCAGAACCTTTATCGTCCCTGTTTATGGGTAAACACGGCTGTGGAGTTTCACTTTCAGGAGTATCAGAACTTCTTGTTTTCCAACGTTCTTCTGCTGCTTTTTTACGAGCTATAGTAATTTCCTCCCTTTTCTTTATGTTCTTAAGGACACGTTCCGAATAAATTTTTCCTTTCTTATTGACAAATAGGTCATAGTTGTTAATAATTGCCTGACACATTTCAGGTTTTGCTTGTAAATCAAAAGCTATATTGTCTATATCGTTTTCTTTGATATATCCACCCTCTTCGTGCAATATCTCAACAATACACCAATAAACACCAACACCCTCTAACCCAAAGTCTTTTCGGACTCCTCTTAAACTCAACCTCGCACCGTAATCGTGTGGGAAATACTCATTTGACATTAGTTACCTCCTACAAATACTCTTCAAGAGTAATTTCTACTTTTGGTTCCATTGCATATTTCTTAACTATTGTTAGCTCAACTATTTGAGTATCATCTTTGTATGCAACGTCATTTAAAGCGTCGCAAATAATTTTTGCTATATTATCTACGTCAGGCTTTGTTACAGGGAATATTGTGCCCTGTAACGCCTGTTCGATTTTCTTTTTAGAGAAAGACTTTAATACCGCAAAGAAAGCAGTAATTTTCATTTTTATCGGTTTGTTAAATAAATCATAATCTACCGTTTTAGCCTGCTGAAAAGAAACTTTTACCAAATTTTCATATATAACATCTTCTTTGGCTTTAACAGCTTGTGCGTAGCCGTGAATTGTTGAAAATTTAGGTCTTTTTTTTCCAACAGGAGAACCTACAACCTCAAATTTCATTATTACTCCTTATTTTCGTCAGCAAAGAAATCAAATTCTTCACTTTCTTCAGGTGTAACGTTTGTAACTACAGGCTCTATAGTTTCGTTAGGAGAAACAGTATTATCTTCTTCAAACTCAACGTTGATTGCCTCTCCGTTTTCATTGATAACCGAATTATCCATTTCAAAAGCTTTTTGCATATCAATACTCATAACTCCCCATTGAGAGATTAAGTGTCTGATTAAAGTTTTAAAAGCCATTTCGTCAAAGTTTTTATACCAAAATGAGCTGTATTTATATAATTCTTTTTGCGGTATTTTACCATTGATATAATCGTCGTATTTTTCAGCACTAAAAGCTTGAGAATAGGTATCTGCGTGTTTTATCATTTTCGTTTTAGTCCAATACACAGTTTTCTTAAAGCCGTTAAGTAATTCAAAGTAAGCCATATATCCAATAGTAGGAAGATTCTCTCTTTGGTCGTCATCTTCAATAAACTCAAATAATTGTTTTCCTGTAGCTTTATCTCTGCCCTTATATTCGCCTTGTTTAATTTCAATAACGTCAATATCTGCATATTGTCCTGAACGCATAGCTAGCTGTTTATAACCTTTTGCACCTAAAATAAATTGAGCGTTGACTGCAATAATGTTTCCTTGTTTATCTTTCTTGTTAAAAGGTAGAAAATAATATTGACCTAATTGTGGGCTAGGACTTAATTTAAGAGCCTCGCCTTGTAATGCCGCAGACAAGATTGTTGTAGGGTTACATTCCTGAAGAGCAGGGTTGTTGCTTACTGCAGAAATTATAGCTGTTGTAAAACTTTGAGCGTTTTGACCTACAGCTTGTTGCACTAATTTTTTTATAGCCTCTTGGCTCATAAATGCTGAGAATTTAGGTTTCTCATTTGATAAACTTCTTTGATTTGTTGTTGCGATTGCATTTGCCATATCTACTTATCCTCCTTAATGGCTGTAAATTTTATTTTATTATCTCTTAAGAATTGTTGTAATAATTTTAATTGAGCAATACTTCCCTCAACCTGAAATTTGACAATTTTAACCTCTTCTTGTAGCGTTTCAGATATTTCCTTAGGTTTTACTTCTTCAGCCTCAGGAACGACTTGTTTTGCTGCGATTTCTGCTATTTTTTGTCTTTCTTGTTTTAATCTCTCGTTTTCCATAAGTGCCTCAGGGAGATTTAATGTTCTAAAATAGAAAGCTTTTAAGATTGATTCATCTTCTGACTTAAGTCCCTCTATTGCCACAATAGCAGTTCTTGCATTTGCGATAACGTTATCAATTTCGGTTTTAATTGATTTCATTGAAGTTGAAACATTTAACCACTTAGCCTGGTGTATTCTTTCATAAGGGATAAGTCCTGAGAACTCGCCCACAACTTCTTTATAATACTCAATAATACTGTTTTGTTTTTGTTCTTGCTTTCTTAATTCATAATCGTTTACCTGAATATTGATTCGGTCAGAAACTTCTTTAACTTTATGTATAACCTCATCAACCTCTGATTTGAATTTATCGTATGGAGAGTTGTAAATCTTTCCAATTCTAATACGCTCATCATTTAAAGCTTTACTAAAAGCGTTTAATTGAGCTCTATCTTTTTTAGCAAGGTCAATACTTTCATCATCATAAGTAACGCCCTCATATTGTTTAAGAGTTTCTTCGACTCTAGCAAGTAGCTCACTATTATTCCAAGCAAGCATTTTAGGGACAAGTTCCTCTACAGGTGTTTTCAAAATAAGTGTTAATTCATTTGACATAATTTTTTATCCTCCAAATTTAATTTTGTTAAAATGTGTTTCTTTCAAATTTTGGCAATATAAGAGGTGGTCTTTCTTTTCTTTCAACATATCCCCAAAATTCTTTTTCTTTCAAGTATAAGTATTTCAAGTCTTGTAACAGGTCTTTTCGGTAGAACGGATAGTGTCTTGTAATTATTTCTAGTTCTCCGTTAGAACCTTTAGTTTTAAGTTGTCCTTTACAATAAGCAAATTTTCTATCAGTTACGAGCATATAGTGTAGAATCTGAGCGTAATAGTAATCAGGTATTTGTTTATTCCACTTATCCATAAGTAGATGATTTTTAATTTCTGAGGTTTTTCCCTCATAAATTCCCTCTTCTCCTGTTTCTTTATTTTTTAACTCTCCGTCTAAAGACGCAAACATAAAACCTCTTCTATAAACAGTTGTTTTATCGGTCTTAACTTCAAATTGTGGATAATCTAAAGCAAACAGTTGAACAAGTAAGTCTTCAGATTCTTTTCCATATTTTACTTGCGGCTCCTCTGATATATCTTCAGGAATTTTCAAGCCGACTTTTTCTTCCCAAACTTCTACATTTGTTCTAAAAGGACTAATTCCTAGTATTGCAGCAGCGTCAGAACCACCAATTCCTGATTTTCTAAAAGCCAACCACTCAGGAGAATTGTGTTCTAGTTTAATTTTTTCAAGTGCCATAATCAAACCTCCCTTACTAAACTAAACTTGTAGTGATAGAGAGTCCAAATTTTACACAAAATACTTTCTCTCTGCTCTTCGCTTAGGTTATTAAGAAATGTTTTAGCCTCTTCTAGCGAATAATGTGTTAGTAAATCTTCTGCAATAATTTCTTGTGTTTGTTCAGTCATAAACTTCCTCCTTTTGTTTTTTTATTTAATCAAAAAGAACCCACCTAGATGACACAACGCTTAGTAAGTAAATTCTTGCTAAGTTCACATTTCTTTTTAGATGAGTTCTTTTTTAATTGATTATTCATATTTTTTCTCCTATTATCGCTTTTTGTTTTTTATTCTTCACTAAACCATTTATCCCAATCGCTAGCCGAGCAACCACCTGCAATAGACTCAAATAAGTCTTTAGCCAATGCAAGACGTTCTTCAACTTCGTTTTCGCTAAGTCCTTTTTCATCAACTGCAATAACTAAAATTTCAGTATCAAAATGGTCTATCGGTAATTGTAAAGCTTTAGCAAAATGTTCTTTGCCTACTTCGGTTAGTTTTTCGCCACAATACGCTATACTTAATTCTTCAACATAATTATCATAAACGTCGATTGTGCCTGTAAATTTTTCAATAAAGTCAATAACTTTCATTTGTATTCTCCTTACATTCCTGACATTCTTGAGAAATCAATAAAGTCTTGTTGTTTTTCATTTCTAAGACTTGTAACTTCTTTATCTCTCATTTCAGGGTTTTCTTCTAAGATTTTTCTACGGCAGCGTGTTATACTACCGTTTTCTACTTGCCTTAAGAGTCCACGTTTTGCAAGACTCTCATAAGATTCAGCCGTGTTAATTCCAAGTCGTTTGAAAACTCCAATAATTAAAGCTGTATCATTTTTACAAGCTTGAGGGTTTTCAATAAGTTCTGCATAAACTATACTTTTAAGTTGTTTAAGCTCTTTATCCATACTTCCCTCCTATTCTGATTCGGTTTCTTGCTTAAGAATACCGATAATTGCAAGTCTAATCACGTCGCTAAGTGAGTGTTTAATTCCACTTTTTGATTTTGCTTTTGCAAGTTCTTTCAATTTACTATGAGTTTCGGTTTCTATGCGAACCCCAATAGTAATGAAGTTTTTATCGTCTTTAACCATAAATAACCTCCAAATAAAAAATATAGGCTCGTCAGTTAAGACGAACCTATATCGGTTGTTTTTCGCTAAATAAAAATAGCGTTGTCCTATACTGACAACACTATTATGACATTACACGCT